AAGCGCCTGTAGTGCCGATATTGAAGAGGCCTTGAGCGCCGCCGTCAGTGATCACCAAGCCATTGGTCGCGCCAACGTAGCGGCTGTTGGCCAACTGAGGCGTCTGGGTGACTGTCAGGTAGGTGTAGGGTTGCGACGGGCTTGCAGCAATTGCAGCCGTGGTCGTCTGCACTGTGACGCCATTTTGGACAATAGGAACCGCTTCAGTGCCTGTGATAGCACCTGCGGCTGGCAGTTGGAGTATGGTTACTTGTGCGGACATTATGTGCTCGTATTGTCTGGTGGGTTCGGTGCAATAGTGTCCCTGTTTCCAGTCGAGGTTGGCGTCTGGGTATTACCCTCGGTCGAGATCTGGAACACGTTGGTTTCACCACCCGTGACCAAATAGTTGTCGCCAGCGTTGAGTGGGAGGTCAGGACGTGGAAACCGAATCGTTATCCTTTCGGTTTTACGAGCAGGTAAACGATAGGGGTCGAGCTGATCTGCGCAGCCTTCGTTGCAGACGCGGAGGCCGGGGAAGTTCGGATCATTCCGCATCACCGCATGCGGGCGCTTCATCTTGCAGCGGTCGCATATCGCGATTGCGATGTCTGAGTAGCCTTCGGTGTCCAGAAAGATGGCCATCGGTCACCTCGTGTAGACGGAAATGTTAGGCGCAAAGTAGATGGGCGACTTGTCGCGCTCTTCCTCTTCGGCCATCGCGAGGTACTTTTCGGCTTGGCCTTCGAGGTATTGGGTGCGGTTGAGATCGACCCCGGGCAACTCGAGGCTCATCCTGTGAGCCAGCATCATCACGACAGCCTCATACCAGCGCTGTGGCACTTCCAGCTCGCCATACAAGTCGCCCACGTCCATGATCTGGCGCGAGTACCAAATGGTCATCTGGTAGAAGGCGTTCTGAGGCGTTGGCCAGAGCGTAATCTGACTCTGTGGAATTGTTCTGTTGAACCAATACTGGAACGGCTGGTTCGCAGTGAAGTTCTTGTTTGGCAAATTGGTGAAATCGTCACGATTCAGGCGCGACATTGTGATCTCGGTTGAGTTGTTACCCAAGTACCACTCACGCAGGTTCAGCGTTGTGCCATTGTAGGCGCGAATGCGGTAGTAGGGCACTGTTTGGCCATTGACAATGTCAGTCCAAACCCAGTCGTTGTCCACCACGGTGATTGTTCCAAGGTCGACCAAAGTTGACCAAGTCACATTGTCTAGCGAGTATTCGTAAATGATTGACCAAGTGCCACTTGCAGCAGGCAAGAAGCCAATTGAGCCAATATAAATGGGGTTTGAGGGGCCATAGTTGACCGAGATGTTGCCGTTGGCTGCGTTCTGGGTGCAAATTGTCTCGACGTCTTGGTCGTACACGTTGGCCAAAACACCACCAGCAGACGATGTATAAGAGCCGTCAGGGCGATTCATCCAGCGATACAGGGCGTTGAGCACGTCATTGCCACCAACAGGCAGCAAATACACTGAGCGGTCAGGGGAAAAGCCGTAGACCTTCTTGCTGATGGCCCAATATTGGATGCCAATGTTGATCAGGTTGGACAACAAGAAAAACAGTGACTCACGGGCACTCAGGACCTGCTCAGAGGTCAGCTCTTCGGCCAATTTCCCGCAGCGACGTGCGCCATGGTCAATCAGCGTTTGGACCGTTACGACGGTCGTGCCTACAGAGCCTGAATATGCCATCGCTTCTTTCCCTTACCAACCGGGGCAGTCCCACCGCTTCAGCGATGCTTTAGCGCGTGGGGCATCCCCCTTTGAATGTTCGACCACACCAGACATCCGAGCACAAAATGAGTCCTTGCGTGGACCCCCTTGTGGCTGAGGCGCTTTCAGGTGTGAACCAGTCTCTCGATTGTACTTCTCGCGGCCCTTTTGGGTAAGCCCCGCGCCTTTGGCAACGGACAATTTTTCACCGCGACCAACAGCAAGATTGACTTTTTTTTTGCTCATTTTACTTTGGCGGTCTTTGCAGACTGCTTAAAGTCTTGAGCCGTTGGAGCACCCTTGCTGCCAACTCGGCGCATCTTTTCGCCAGATCCTTCAGCGATTCTTTCACGTTTTGCATTGATATTTTCATACAAGCCGCCGCCTTTCATTTTCTTTGCCTCATCAGCTTTGGTAAATTCCTTACCAACTTTTTGAGAGATGCCAACCTTCTTAGCGAACGCAGGGTTATGTGCGACCGCCGTCATCAATTTGTGCTGGGCTGGTGATTTGCTTGGCATATCAAGGGCCGTCTTTGATCAAGATGATGTTGAAGTACGAACTCACTGCGTTGTTTGCGGCGGCTCCAATTGCGCTTGCGCCCACACAGTTCTTTTCTGGAATTATGTAAGGCTGTACAAAATCAAACACAGCGGCGTTGTTGTTTACTGCGGCAACCGCACCAACACGCAAGATGTTGTCTGTGCCGTGTTGCTTTAGAAAGGTAGTCACAGAAGTCGAGCCAGAGGCTTGACCAGCAGAAATTGAACCCGTTGTCATATAACCTGTGAAGCCTGCTGGAACACAGTAATGACCAGTGGTGCGCTGGTTGTAACCGATTGCAATGATGTCATACAAAACTGCTGGGACACCTGATGTCACCGTGCCAGTGCCAGCATTGATGTTGCCTGCGTTTGCTCCACCAGAACCAACTGTAGCGACATAAAAACTGTTCACATAAAGGTACGATTTTGTTGTGTTGACCGCTGTTTGACCGTTCAATATTACGGTTTCGCTCACCACAGCAAAATTGCCGTCAACGCCTTCAATAAAAACGGTTCGCGCACCAGTGCCAGCAGAGGTGTCGTCGGCGCTAGATGAGCTGATTTTTAAAACAGATGCAACGGTTGGATGCGGAATAAGACCGCCATCAGGCCAAATTGTTTCTTCAGATGTGTCCACATCTGGGTTGTATCCAAACACAATGACCGTGCTGTGGCCTTGAATTTGACCGCGAGAGACCTGCAACTCGAACGGTTCATATGCGCCTTGGCGCGAAATAGATGAAATTACGGTTGCCATGTGGCTCTCCAAAATAAATTAAAAGCAGGGGCCGAAGCCCCTACCTTGTTTTAGCACTTCACAGATCCACCGCGCTTTTTGGCGGGTGTCACAGTGACTGACTCTTTGGTCTTCGTCACGCTGTCAGCTTTGGGTGCAGTAGAGAACAGGTCTTTGGCCACGCTCTTCACTTTACCCATCACCTTGCTTGGGAAGCCACGGATCGCCCGTGCCATCGCCATGTCATCAGCATCAGGTCCGATCGACTTGTCGTATGCACCTTTTGAAAGGTCGACGTTGCCGCCCTCTGCAAGCTTCATGCGACTAGCTGGACCATACTTCATGTTCGAGTCAGCCTTGGCTGCACGAAACGATGGAGCATTCTCAGAGGCAGACATCTTCTGCAAGCGACCTTCAGCGGGCGTCACCTTGCCACCAGCCTTGTAAGTACCAGCGAGTTCGTTGATTCTTACGGGCTTGGGTGCAGGCTTGCGACCTTGAGGCATCGCGACGGGACGACCTGAATTAACAGTACCCCCCGCCGCGTAGGCTTTTTTTGCTGCACCACCTTTTTTGTACATGCCATCAGCCATCATGCCTTCGTCCATCATGCTGTTACCAGCCATGCCGCCGTCCATCATGCCTTTGACTTTGCCGCCCTTTTTGTAGCCGCCGCCATTTGACTTAGCAACACCACCAGTAGCGTAGCCACCAGCGTTGCCCATCTTCACGCCACCAGTTTTGGCAGGTGAATGATCAGGCTTGGCTGTGTCCATCTTGGTGTTGCGATACTCGCCGCCTTGGCCTTCAGTATTGATGATGCCGCCCTTGGCGTAACCACCTTGACCGTTGACCACACCACCAGTCTTCAGGCCTTTATGGCCTTTGCTAGCAGGCTTTGACTCGTGAGACTTCAGCTCTTTTTCAAGACCCTTCATCTTTGACATCTCAGCTTTGTGAGTAGCTTTGGACTCGCCACCCTTAGCCATACCGCCTTTTTTCATGGGAGGTGCTGACATTGGCATTGCAGGCTGCATTGAAGCTGCACCGCCAACTGGGCCAGCAGGGCCAGCACCAGCGGGCATGCCCTTCATGGCGCGGCGGCGCATGGCCAGCGAAGGCTTCATTGGCGAGCGACCCATTGGCATACCGCCACGGGCGGGCATTGCAGGGGGCATAGGGCCAGCGGCGCTCATGGGCGAACCCATCATGCCACCGTCAGCCTTTTTGGCCACCTTGCCGCCTTTTTTGAGCTTCAGTTCAACTGAAGGCTCAGTGGTCTCCATTTTGACCATTGGTTTAAATTGACCCATGTCGCTCTCCTTTTAGGCTTGCGTGACGCCAAAAGCGCCAGTGCGGGTTGCATTAGGACCAACAGCAATTGCAGGCAGGGCGATGGTCATGACCAAGCGCTTGATGCCGTCAGCCGCACCGTTGGGTGTGAACGTGCCGCGCACATCACCAGTAGTGGTGGTCGCAGTAGCGGTAACGGCTGCAACAGCAGTACCAGCGTTGTCAGCCAAGGTGTTGTTGTAGCCAGCGTGGACGATGTAGCCCAAGTCGAGGATACGAACAGGAGAGCCAAGGATGTCAGTAGTGCCAATAGCAATCGTTGCGCCCAAAGCACCAGAGATGCTTGCAGATGCAATTTGGTAGAAGGCTTTTTTGCCGTTTACCGTGGTTGATTGAACAGTGCCAGTGGCAATCACTTCGCTCATTGGCTGGCCGTAATAGTCGTAGCCAGTAATGGTCACGTTACGGTTGGTCAATGTGCCAGTACCAGAAACGATACTGACTGCGCGAGGGCAATCAAGCTGCAACACTGTAGTACCGTTGTTCAGCACCACAGAAGTTACAAAGCTTCCAGCAGTCAACGCAATTGTTGACGAAGTGGTTTGAACAGCCGCAATGTTGCTTGCTGCAAGTGCCTGAGGAACAACATCCCAAACGTAAACGCGGCCCAAAGGACCAACGCCGACGCTCATTGGAGAGGGGTTGCCCAAGAAGGCATTGCCTGCACCAGTAATGGTTGCGCTTGCTGAAGTTTGTGAGGCGCTTATGGTGTAAGTGCCAACGCCGCCAGCACCAGTGCCAAAAGCAGTGATGTAAGCGACTGTGCCCACGTTTGCGCCGTCGATCCACATGCCAAGGGTGATTGGATCACCAGAGAGCATTTCGGTCACGGTCAACGTGGTTGTTGAGATTGAGCCAGTAAATGTGGCTGAGTTAGGGTACACGTCGAGGCCTTGATAGCCTACTGCCGTGCCCAGAAAGAGATCATCTGAAAATTGAGGCATCGTCTTCTCCTTGAAAAGCTTGACGAATTAACGAAAAAAGGGGCGGGTTTTTATTCCCGCCCCGCTTGGCACTTTACACGCCGGGTGTGCCGTACATGGCA